CAGATCGGGCGGGCCAACCCCGGTCTCGGCGATGGCCACCTGGTCCGGGCGGCCATCATGAAGGAGCATCGGAAGTGGCCCCGTGAGGGGTGGCAGCGCGAACGGCTCAATCACTTCGTCGACGTCGCCGCCGACGGCGCACTGCCTCCGGGCGCATGGGCTGGCAACCGCGTCAGCGATGGTCCGCTCGAAGGACTGACCGGTCCGTATGCACTCGGCGTGGACGTCCAACCGGGCTGGGAGCGGGCCACCATCTGCGTCGCCGGGATCCGAGCCGACAACCGGGTTGGCGTGGAGGTGTATCGTGATCTGCGCAGGACAGGGGGCGAGCCGGTAACGGCAGCCCGAATCATCGCCGATTGCGTCGGCTTTCCCGAGATCGATCAGGTGCTCGCAATCGCCTTCGATCAGGTTTCGGGTGCTGCACCTGCATTCCTGCGTCACCACGAAGAGACGGGTTTGCCCTGGGACGGGCTGAAGCCGGCCGAGATGGTGGCCGCCTGCATGGACGTCACCGAGCAGATCCTTGCCGGCACTCTTGCCGTCAACGACCCCTTGCTCGATGCGCAGATCGCGCTGGTCGCGAAGCGCCCCATCGGCCAGGACGGCGCGTTCCGGTTCTCACGCCAGGCAAGCACCGGCCCGATTGACGCCGTGATGGCGATGACGCTCGCTGCTCACTCGATCAGCGAGTTCGGCACCGGGCCGCTGGTCGGATGAACCTCCGCAGCTTCTTCGGGATTTCAGCCGTCAGTCAGCGCGACACGCTCACGACACCCGTCAACATGGTCGGGTTCCCGCAGGAGGGCGGGCTCATCTCGGGCGGCGTGACCGCGGGCACCGTGCTCTCGCTGTCGTCGGTCTGGCGCTGCGTCGACATCCTCTCGAACGGGGTCAGCCAGCTCGACTGGCGCGAGCGACGCGGGACCCTGGACCTCCCGTTATCGCGCCTGGTGGTCCGTCCACAGGCGCAGCGGACGCGCCGGGAATGGGTCAGCCTGGTCGTCTCGACGCTTGCCCTGTTCGATGTCTGCTACCTGCTCAAGACCGGTGGCACCGACAGCGAAGGCGTGCCGCTCGGGCTCTGGTATCTCGACCCGACCATCGTCCAGCCCATGACGCAGGACCTGTTCACCCTCGCCTTCCTCTTGCCGCCGGAGTGGTTCTTCGTTGCCGGTGCCAAGGTCCACCGCGACCAGCTGATCATCCTTCACCGGTCGCCGCAGCCGACCGTGTCGGACGCGCTCGGCGGCATCATCCACCTCGCGCGGACGACCTTCGCCGCCGCGCTGGCGTCGGAGCGGTACGCCTCGCGCTACTGGCAGTCAGGCGGCTCGCCGACGACGGTCCTCGAGACGGACCAGCGCCTGACGCAACCGCAGATCGACGACACGTCCGAGCGCTGGGCCGAGAAGCGAGCCAGGGGTCCCGACTACGCCCCCGTGCTGTCCGGCGGGCTCAAGGCACGATCGTTCGGCGCCGACCCGACCAGCGAATCGGCGGTCGAGGCGCGGCGCGAGCTCGTCGCCGACATCGGCCGCTATTTCGGCATCCCCACCCGCATCCTCAACGCACCCACGGGCGACTCGGAGACGTACAGCTCGACGCCGGCGGCCAACGGCGACCTGGTCCGCTACACGTTGCAGAACTACATCGGCGCGCTCGAGGACGCCATCACCGACCAGCTGCCCGGTGGGCGTCGCATGGAGATGGACGTCCGCAAGCTGACCGCTGGCACGCAGTTCGAGCAGGCGCAGGCCTACCAGCTGGCCACGGCTGGCCGGGCGTGGATGAAGCCCGAAGAGGTCCGCGACGACATCGGCCTGGCGCCTGTCGAGGACATCACCGACCTCGAGCCACCGGTGAAGGTCACCGAGAGGTTGAACGAGACACCGCCGGCCGGTCCGGTCGGCACGGAACCGCCGCCGCTGGGAGCCATGCCATGACCGATGCCGTGTTCGTGAAGCCATACCCGGGCCTGATCCTGCCCGACGTCCCACGCAGCGGCACGCACATCCCGAAGGCTCTCGCCGAGTCATGGATCGCCAACGGCCTCGTGGTCCAGGTCCATGTCCCGAGCCAACCAGCCATTCCAACCCCGACAGCACTACGGAAAGGGAAGCGATGAGCAGCGACACCACCAAGGCCGACCAGAAGGCCGAGCTTGAGCGCCAGGCGGCTGTTGTCGCAGCCGTCGACCGCGCCAACGCTGAGGAACTGCCCCACCTCGGTGACGACAACGGCGTCCCGAACGTTGTCGAGGTCGTCGAGGAAGAGGACGAGGCCAAGGCGCCCGCTGTCGCCAGGTCGGTGACGACCGGGCCGGTGCGAACGACCGAACTCGCCAGGGGGAACGACCGATGAGCTGGCGACATACCGAAGCCCTGACGACCGCTCGCCAGGCGGCCGACGACCCGCGAACCATCGAGGGGGTGGCACTCCCGTATGGCATCGTGTCCGGCCAGGTCGACCTCGACGGCCGCGGCAACATTGGCCAGGAGGTCCACTACCCCGGCGCTGCGCGCTCATCCGTCGAGCATTGGATGGGACGGCAGGACGGGGCAAAGATGCCCTTCCGACCGCGCCACGGCGAGCGACCCGTCGGCACAGTCCAAGTGCTGGAGGACGCGCCGGATGGCGTGCACTTCCGGGCACGCATCATGCCGTCCCCGGCCGGGGACGCCTATCTCGCTGAACTTGCCGAAGGGATCAACGGCATCAGCGTGGAGTTTGGGCCGGGTTCGGTCCGCGATAGCCGGATGCGCGACGGAACCGTCGTTCACCGGGACATCAAGTTGCATGCCATCGCCGGTTCGGACATTCCGGCCTTCGATGGCGCCCGTGTCGCGCTCCGCGACATGCAGGAGGGAACGGACCAGGTCCTCGATGGTGTCAACGTCGAGATCAACGTCGAGGTCAACGCCGACGATGACGAAGACGAGCCATGCGCGGCCTGCGCCCACATGCCCGATTGCGCCTGCACCACTTGTGACTGTGCTCTGCCGGTCCATGACGCTGCAGCTACCGAACCCACCCCCCCGCCGAGCGGCGGGGCACTCGATGCCAATGTCAAGGAGAGAAACGCTGTGTCTGGTCCCACCCCCACCCCGGATCCCACGCCGGATCCCGAGCCCACGCCCGGCGTGACCCCGCCGGTCCCGGGCGCCATCGTCATCCCCCCCGGCACGATGACCGCTCCGGCGGCACCGGCCCCAGTGCCCGCTACCCCTGCCCAGCGCGACATGCTGGTGCAGGCGCGTGAGTCGACCGATCCGGTCGTGCGGGACGCGGCCGAGCGGTTGGGCGTGCTGCTCCAGATGCAGGGCCACACCCCCATCCGGATCACCGCTCAGCCCTCAACCTACAGCCGCGACAGCGGTAACAGCTTCCTGCGCGACCTCCAGGCGGCTCGCCAGGGCAACAGCGCTGCGATGGACCGCCAGGCGCGCCACCAGGCGCATCTGACCGACATCGCGGTCAACATCGAGCGAGCCGGCGACCTGCTCCAGTCGGAGATCCCGGGCGCGCTGCCCAACGACTACCTGCCGGGGCTGCTCACCCCGCGCATCCTGAAGGGCCGCCCGATGGGCAGCTTCTTCGCCCGCATCCCGATCGCCGACTCACGGCCGCGCATCTTCGCCAAGGTGACGACCTCGAGCTCGGTCGCGGTGCAGTCGGCAGAAGGTGCCGCGCTCACGGCGACGGATATCGCGACCACCGCCGTGACGGCCACGCCGCTCATGTACGGCACGTACATCGACGTGTCCCGCCAGGTCATCGACTCGGCCGACCCCGGCGCCGAGGGGATGGTCATGCAGGACCTCCAGGAGGCGTACGCGCAGGCGTCCGAGACCGTCATCAAGACGGCCGTCGAGGCAGGCGCTTCCGCATCCGGCACCGCGATCACGGCGGCAACGCCGTATGCCGGTGTCCTCGGCAACGTGATCAAGTACTACGCCACCCGGTTCAAGCCGGCACAGGGCGCGTTCATCCCGTCGGCCCTCTACTCGGTCCTGCTCGCCCAGGGCGACACGACCGGCCGTCCGTTCCTGCCGATGATCGGTTCCATGAACTCAGACGGCACCGTCGCTGAAGGCGGCATCCAGGCGAACGTCCTGGGCGCGGCCACCAAGCTCTCGTACGCGTCCACGGCGAACGTGTGCGTGTTCGCGGTCCCCACCGACTACGTGATCTACGAGTCGTCCATCGCGTCGTTCTCGTACGACCAGGTGGTCGGACCGCAGGCCGTTCGCATCGGCCTGTGGGCGTACCTGGTCGTCGGTACCCGCCTCGGCGGGCTCTCGGTCACCGCCGCCTAACAGCGGTCCAGTGGGCGGGGAGGAACCCTCCCCGCCCACGATGAAAGGGAACCGAGATGGCAACGATCGCCGCGCCAGGTAGCCTCCAGGCCGGGCAGACCGGCAACGCCGACAGCACGAACACGATCCAGGACACCAAGAGCACGTTCGTCGACACGGGCCGGCCGGCGACCATCCGGATCGTGTCGACGATCGGTGCGACTCCGACCGTCACCGTCCAGATCCTCGGGAGCGTCGACGGGACCACCTTCACAAAGGTGCCCTATGCGCTGTCGGGTACACCGACCGTCTACACCACGGCGGACATCACGATCACGACCGCCACGACGGTCTATTACCGGCTCCAGCCGGGTCGGGCCGAACAGTTCTACAAGCTGAACATGGCGGCGAACACGAACGTGACCCTCACCTCGGATTACTTCTGAGATGACCCAACCCCTGCTCTGTTCGATCGCCGACGTGAAGGCCCGAGCGGCCGTCTCGATCAGCGATGCCTCGCTGACCGCCCTGGTGACGAGCATCAGCGACGAGATCGAGGACTACTGCGGTGCGTGGCTCGCGCCTCGACCTGCGCTGACCCTCCTCTTCGACGTCGAACAGACGGGGTGCCTGCTCCGCATGCGACTCGCCAACCGGGCGCTCAACCTCCGTACCCTGTCCGCTCTCGGCACGGCTGTCGTGGGCCAACCCGAGAGCGGCGGGGTCTACACCACGGTGCCCTTGGCGAGCGCGCTGGTACGCCCTCGGGCGACCGACGACGTCCAGGCCAACAGCATCGTCCTGGTGGCGCCCTACGTCTTCACGAAAGGCTTCAACACCGTGCAGGCGACGGGTGACTTCGGTCCCGCCGCGGTGCCGCCGAAGGTCCAGGAGATCGCGATCCAGCTGGCGCTCTACGGACTGTCGAATAACCAGAACCTGTCCGCCGAGTCGGGTACACAGTGGAGCCTGGCGTATGCGGGCGACACCGCTCGAGCGGACATCTTCTCGGGCCTCGACGACCTGGCGTTCATACCCGTATGAGTGTCTACACCCTCCAGCCGCTCGTGGCCGCCGGCGCAGCGCTCATCGTCCTACCTTCGGGCGTCGCGCTCGATCCCAACCTGGGCGTCCAACCAATCGTCTACGCGGCGGTGGACATGCTGTACGCCTGGCCGATGACCCAGGACCTGATCGGTATCGACACCGGCGGCGGGAACCGGGCCGACTTCACGATCCGCTTCGCCTTCTGCCGCCTGAACCAGGGCGAGGCGGCGCGCCGCCAACGCCAGGGGGCCATCTCGACCCTTATCGACGCCGGGGTCGATGCGATCGTTCACGCCTTCGTCACGAACCGCACGTCCGCGTCCTGGGACTGGGTGCACCCCGGTCATATCGAGTACGACGCCGTCCAGGCGCACGACGTCCGGGGCGCCTACGTCGACGTCGCGGGCTATCGCATCCTCAACGATTGAGCAAGGAGATCGACCGTGGAACACCCCACCCGCCAGGCCGAACCGGGTACCGAGATCAGCTGGACCGACTCGTCAGGGAACTCGCGCCGCCTGGTGGCCGACCAAAAGGGCCGGGTGACGATCGGTGACGAAGAGGAGGCTGCGCAGACGGCCGACTTTCCTGTGTTCCGCGACAAGCCGGCCGCTCCGGCGAAGGAGGACTGAGCCGTGGCCACGTACCGCCAGAACGACACCATCATCGGGATCGGCAAGCAGTCGGCCAAGGGCACGCCGCAGACGACCCCCGACGTCCAGCTGTGGCTGACCAGCAACTCGGTTATCGCCCCCGAGTCGGTCAAGAACGACCTGATGGAGACGAACGCGTCGCCCATCCCGCTGGACTCGTTCATCGCCTCGATCGAGGGCAAGGGCGATACACAGTCGTTCGTGATGCCGGTCTCGATCGGCTACCTCCTGAACGCCATCCTCGGTCGCGACACCAAGACGGGCGCGGGCGACCCCTGGACGCACACGATCGACTGGGGCGCCGGCCCGGGCCCGGTGGCGCAGCCCTACTACACGATCCTGGTGTCGAGCTTCGGTTCGCTGTACCAGATGTACGTGGACTGCCGCCTCAGCCACCTCAAGATCGAGGGCAACTCGCACGACATGCTCAAGGCCACGGCGACCTGGGCGGGCGGCGTGCCGCAGTTCAAGACCAGCACCACGTTGACAGCCGCATCGGTCGAGAAGGCCAACCGGATGCGGTTCGCCGACGGCACCGCGGCGCTCAAGTTCGGCGGTGCCGCGCTACCGCTGCCGAGCTCGTTCACCTATGACATCGACCGGGGCCTGTATGTGCCTGACTCGGACATGGTGACCCCCGCCGACACGATCTACGGGGCGATGAGCGTGGACCTGAACTTCGTCTACACCCCCGCCTCGCACGACATCTTCCTCAATACCCTGTATGCGTCAAGCTCGCCGAGCGATGCGGCGGCGGTGACGACGATCCCGTACGAGCCGGCCTCGGGTATGGACTTCAAGTTCACGCCGGTCGCGGCGACCCGCTCGATGCAGCTCCTCATGCCACGCGTCCAGGTCGACCCGTTCGCCGACCAGCCGGACACCGCGCCGCAGGCGCTCATGCGCACCGTCAACGTCAAGAGTTACGGGGTCGCCACCGGCGCCGGCACGTCGCCGATCTCGGCTGTCGTGCTCAACGGTCAGACACTGGCTTATTGATGGAACCCAGCCAAGCCGATATCGCCGAACTTGTCCGTCAGGCTGTCCGTGCAGCCGACTATGGACTGGGTCGTGATGGCTGTCCTTTCTGTGGATGGGTCCCCAAGCACGCTCCCGATTGCATCGCGGTCGTCTTCGGCGCGACCGGCGTAGATCCGGAGCCAGCGGAGTGGGCGGAGACGCTCGCTTCGATCAAGGAGTCAAATCGTGAGAAGTAACACCGTCATGGGTGGCTAGAGGAGTCACCAGCAACCCCGCGCTCGAGGCGTGGGCCGCACGCAGCATCCACGAGACGCTGCTGCCATCCGGCACGTGGGTCAAGGTCAAGGTGCCGGACCCGGAGGTCCTGCTGCGCGGCGATGCGCTGCCGATGGAAC